AACAACCAATAGAATTATTTGAAGTTGGTATCTTAAATCAACTTCAAAAAATCTCTAGACTTGCACATGATCCTACAAATCCTGATTCTCATGTTGATAATGTGGGGTTTGGTGGCATTGCAGGTGAACTTGCATTGAAGGTTAAAAGTAAATGAATATTTGCCCAAGTTGTAAAACCATGTTGAAAACTACAGAGTTATATGATGTTTATCAATGCCCTGCCTGTAAAATTACAGTCACTACCGATGATATAAAAAACATTTACAATTATTGTAATGATTGCGGTGCTAGGTTAGGCAGGGTGCAACATAAGAGACGTAGGCCATCTATTTGTTATGCTTGCAGGGGTACAAAAAGAGGTAACCCAGAATTGCGAGAATTATTTAATGAATTACAATTCCAGAATAGTAAAAAAACTCCAGAGGAATTAGGAGAGAATGAAAGATTTGAAGATGATCCTAGAGCCTTAAAAGAAGTAGAAACTGGAAGAGTTGTGAGAAAACCCACCCAAGTATTCAAGGGTGGGATTGAATATGATTGATTATACTTCCAGAACTTTCTTCATCAATTGATCGGCCTGTTTCGCATCCCTAGCCTGCTCTAAATCAACAATGGTGTAATTAGTCTCAGCAGTAGTTGAATGCTTGCTATGCCCCATTCTAGCCTTCCTAATGTGGTCTGGAACCTCGGAGATCATACTAGTATTGTAATATTTTCTAAAACCACCAATTCCATAATCAGGAACTCCTGCCAGATCACAAATCTTCTTTATATTTTTTCTCATGGCATTCTGCTC